AAAAACTGCTCTTATACCTGGGTATTTTTGTTCTTCAAAACTTTTTTTGTTATCTATTTCAATTCCAATAAAATAGTTTGCGTCTCGTCTAGATTCTTTAACAAAACGCTCTTCCATTTTCTGACTAAAACTTTTCATCCCTAAAACTTTAGTTGAAGTAAGGTTATCGTTAGACCATGTTTTATATGCTTGATGTAAATTACTAACTTTTTCAGAACTGTTTTTATCAACTTTGCAACAATCTTCTATAAATTGTCCTAACGTATCCATCTCATTACGATATTTCTGTACTGCCTCTTTAAGTTTCTCTGGCATAGCCAAACCTTCCTGCATCCACATATAGGCTCCTTCGGCCATCCAATTTAAAATCGCAGGTGCTTCTCTTAGTAATTTATACTTGAGATCTTTATCGACTTTTTCTTCAGGTATTTGTACATCAAACGGAATTAATACTAAACGTCTCCAAATACCATCATCAGTACCACGAATAATAGGCTTATGATTTGTGGACACCCATATTTTAAATTTAGGTGTATATTCGAATTCTTCAGCATATAAGAAACGTGCTGTAACTTTGTCGCCACCAGTTAACTGTTTGATTAAACCTTCATCAAAACGAAAACCTTCATTTGGTTCAGAGCTTGTTACAAATCTCGCTTTGCTTAATCGTGCAATGTCGGTATTAATATTGTCGTTTTTCTTAACCATTAATGACTTGGCTTGCATGTTGTTGGAATAATCCCCAAGTATTTCAGAAATAACTTCTACAAAGATACTTTTACCATTACGACCTTTACCAAATAGAATGAACATAATTTGTTCTCTTGTACTACCAGTAAGAGAATAACCTAATGCTTTTTGAATGTAGCGAATTACTGCTTTATCTCCTGCAAAGATGTCGTTTAGAAAATCTAGCCATACAGCAGGTTGCATTTTTTCTGTATAATCAGTGTTTGTAATTTGTGAAAACATTTTATTGATATCGTGTTTATAAAGTTCTCTACTTGTTAAATCAATATAGCCATTTGCAACGTTTAAAAGCATGTCATCTTTATCAAATTCATCAGGTGTTGCAGGTCTTCGGTGCATGAGTTCATTCATGATGTTCTTTTTAGCTTGAGTGCCACGTGTTTTTTTATAATATTTTTGAAAGACTTCTCTAGCTTCTTCTTCTGTTACATCTTCGCTATGAAGTACTTTTTCATTTTTAATACTTTCAATCATTTCATCGATTAATTTACGAATTGACCCTTTATCATCAACCTTCCATTTCATACCGTCATAGATATAAAATTTATTAGCGATATAACTATATTTGTAAAGATTGCCGTATCTATCTATAAATCGGTCTGCATTACCTGTATCGTCATAGCTTCGAATTGGATATTCTTTTGTTTCTTCTTGATTATCAAATAGTTTACTTAACGCATATCTAAGTGGGTTGTCATCTGTTTGCTGCTTAGGGGTATAAATATTGTTAGCTTCATTAATTGCTTTAAATAAGGTTTGTTCCCCGTATGTGGAATTCTTTCGTTTTTCATCCCATTTATCTCGATATAGATTTGACTGTCTAAAAATACTATCCATTTGTGAGTAATCTTTGGCACACCAGAAAGCTAAAATATTAGCGAGTGCCATATCTGCTTCAGAATGAGAGGTATAATAAGGTTCATAATTCCCTTTCATTAAGTCATCGAATAACTTTGCTTGTTTTGAATTGTAAATTTCATTAATTACATCAATTTCTGAAAGGTTATGAATATTTTCTTGGTAGTTATTTGTTGTAGGATATTTCACAGTGTTATCTGGTAAATATTTTTCATAAATAGTTTTAAATACTTGTTCTGACACTTCGGTAACGTCTTTGTATTTACCAATATTTTTTCCAGTCATTGTAAAGAAACGACCACTATCGTACATTTCTATGTTGCCTTTACGTCTACGACTTCCGGGGATTTTACCTTTTACAATAATGTGTAAACCGTTACCACTAGGACTGACTTCTGTATAACTTTTAAATGCTTCGTTAAATTCACTGACAATATTGTCTAATTTATCGCCTTGTTTAAATCTATGAAGATCATCATCAATATCATCAATATCAATGCCGAGATAGGGAGGTTCAAAGAAGAACCCTATCCCATCGACACCTTCGGCATTAACTGCTGTTTCATAACTGGACCATGTACTTTTATCGTTTGATTTAGCAAACTCACCTGTCGCTGCATTAAAAGGTATTTTAGTACGTTTACCATTACGCTTTTCAAACTTCCACACGCACCAGTTATTGAGTTGTTTTAATTCATCTGGAATGTTAGAAAGGTAAGTCGTCATCATTGATGTCTTCACCACCCGCAAATGCATTATTGCTACTTGGTTTATCGTCATCTGATTTCCATTCATGATTCACTTGTGGGAATTTAGTACGTTTAAAATTCCATGGTGCAACACGATTGACGATTTGTTTTTCACCTTTATACTCATTTTCTTCTTGTTTCACAAATACTCTAACTGGCTTACCTCTGAACATATCTAGTAACTGTTCAATACTTTCAATTGCTGTACCTTCTGGAACACCGATACCATTTAAGTAGTGCATGAAGTTATCCATTTTATATTTATATTGATCATCAATTGTGCGTTTCCATTCATCAACAAAAATCACTCTATTTGCATATTTAGCTTGTAATTCTGATGTTTTCTTTAAATCGTTTCTTACAACAAGTTGTAATTGTGTTTCTTCTTTTCCATTCTTCGTTGCTCTTTCTGTTGCACTCTTGATAACAACTTCGTATTCTCCTTCTGGTAGTGGTGAAAAGTCGTTGCTTTCTAAATTTGAATAATCTGTAGTAAATAATGTCATAGTAAAAATCTCCTTTAATAATTGTATTTTTGTTTGATTGTTTTTAAATCTGCATATAACACCGGAAACGGTGCGTTTTTATAATAAGGATTATTAAATTTAATCCATGATTCTTTGTAATTGTTCGCTTTAGCAAACAAGTAGTAGTCTTCTAATGTTTCTAAATCTTCTTTATTTTTTTTACGTTTGTCGTATTGCATTAATGTATAATCAACTTTGAAAGGTTTGATATCTGTGAGCTCTGCGTCGTAATTTTCCAGACCTTTCTTTTCTTCTGTTTCATTAATATGACCACAATTAGGGCACTCATACAGTTCAGAAGAATAGACTGTAAAACATTGATTACATGTTTTTAGTCCTATATCATCGTTTTCTTTACGTTTACGCTTCTTAAATCCTTTAAAATATTTCTTCCAATCATGCGGCGTGTCAGGTAAGCCGTGCCTTGCATAATTACCTACATGGTCAATAATAAGTGCTTTTTTATTAGGTTGATATCGCATTGATCGCATCGCTTGCTGCATGAAAAGCACTAATGAATCAGTTGGCCTAGCTAAGATGACACATGTACAATCAGGTACATCAAATCCCTCTGAAATGAGATCAACATTACATAAAACCTTGATAATGCCACTTTTGAAGTTCATCATGATTTCATTTCTTTTAACCGCACTTGTTTTAGCATCAGCATGTTCTGCGTAAATACCGGCATTTCTAAATTGTTCTGCAATTTCTTTACTAGCCTCAATACTGTGGGCATAAAGTATGGTCTTTTGTCCGTTAGCGTGCTTTTGATAGTTTTCTACGATATCTCCATATATGCCTTTTGGTATCGCATTGTCGATTGATTTTTTAGTGAAGTCACCTGTGCTAGACTTTTTTAATTTACTTTCATCTGCCAATACCACACTTTTGTAATCGTAGTCCGCTAGTTTGCGATTGTTAATTAACCATTCAACTGATGGACCTTTCACCATTTCATCGTATATATCTGTAAATCCTTTACTATTAGCACGCCAAGGCGTTGCAGTGAAACCAACCCGTAAAGCGTTAGGAAAATAATCATAAATGTCTTTATACGTTTTCGCTCTACTATGATGTGTTTCATCAGTAACGATAATCTTAGGTGGTGTAAGTTCAGATAAAATATTTTTTGCACGTTTTTCTGAAAGAATATCTACATGAGTTAAATCGACACCATGTTTTTTTAAAGTGTTCTCGATTTGATAACTCAATTCTTTACGATGAACAATAAACAGAATGTGACTACCTTTGTTCACAGCGTTTTTTACAACTTCTGCAATCATGACCGACTTACCACTTCCTGGAGGACTTTGAATTAGCACACCAGATTTTTTAAGTAATATATGTCTTGCTTGATCAACGAGATTTTCTTGGTAGTCATAGAGTTTAAACTCCGTCATCCACATCACCTACTGTGAACAACTCTTCTTGCAAACAATGTTCTCTATTATCTAGTTGATTTTTAGCAAATACATTGTTGCTAGGACTTAATATAAATCCACGTTTACCGGATTTCTCATTAAATACTAATCGTGCAACAACTTGGCAAAGTCCTGCGACATTATCACGAATGGTTTTACGAATATCTGGTACTGCTTGAGTAATTTGTTGTCCTGCTGGTGTATAAGATTCGAAGTTTGTTTCCCAAGCAATAAATACAAGTCGTTTTCCTAGTGACTGTAAGAAACGCAAGCTATCAATTGTAAAGAAGTCTACACGTTGATAATGTGACATTTCTGGAACACGTTCGTTTTTACCGTTACGCCCTAAATTAGCGAGCATTGAACGGAACAACTCTGATATGTTGTCAATGACGATTGTGTCGTATTGATTAACCGTTTCTTTATTTTTACTAAGCCATTTCATTAATTCACCCCACTCTTCCCATGCTTCGTGAGTATTGAATTCTAAAATGTCGATGTTCTCATTGCCTTTTAAAGGTCGTTCTGATTTATCCACATTAATATAAAGTGTTTTGCCAGGTAGAAAATTTAATGTGTGTGTTTTACCTGTACCAGGTTTCGCATAGATTAAATACGTTGATTTATCTGTGGCAATTTCTTTAGCATTTGAAATATTAAATTCCATCTACTTCACCACCAAACTAACTGTTTGTTTTAGTTGCGCACCTGGTATTTCTTTACCTGCCTTTAAGTCATCAGTTAGCATTTTTGAATTTAGTTTAGGCGCTTGTGAAACCCAGTATTCTTTAGGTATTTTAGATTCATCTACTACATCTTTACTCGCACCATTTTTACGTTTGTAAATGTAATTCTTAGATGTTCTGTAGTTATCTAATTGGCGTTGGTCTAGCATGTCAGAAAGATAACCTTTCAAACGGTCTGAAAATTTTACTTTTGATTTTTTTAACTCTTGTAGACGTTTAAGTTCTTTGTCTATAGCGTCCACATCTGAATCAACACTACGTTTAAGTCCAACAATGTTATCTACTTTTTCGTTTAGTTCTAATTCAATCGAGTCCAGTGTGTCTTGTATAACTTGTGGGTCAACATCTTCATCAGCCATGTTTAAAACTGATAAGAATTTATCGTTAATTTGGTAAATGTTACTCATCAATCAAACACTCTCCTTTAATTACTTTCTTAGCTAATTCAAATTTAGCCAACATCTCGTTTTCCTTGTCTACTCTGTTATCAAGCGAAATGTTTCTAAGTCCTTTTTCGTAACTATCATCAAAATGAGTTAACCAAATGATGTTGTATTTAAAGTCGACTCGAAATCTATCCGATTTCATTAATTCCATTAAGTCATAAGCCATACGTTTAAATTTATGCTGTTTCAACTTGACGACCTCCTTATTTAGTTGTAAATTTTAAGTACATATATTTTTAAAAATCTTCGACTGTTACTCATTGGCGTGGGTATCAGTCTTTTTTTGTTATATCAAACCACTTCTCCCAGAAGAATGTGCTAAAGATAAGGGTTAGCATTGCAATTCCTAATACTGTTGTGAAACCACCTCCTAAAAGTAATGTGACGATCATTGCGATAAACATCGTCATGTAGCTAAGTAAGTACTTCATTTATCATCCTCTTCTTTCATTTTTAAAAGTTTTTCGATATATCCTCTCTCTAATGCGAAATCAAATAGCATTTGTTGAATGTGTGGTGGCATATTAGTCCTCCTCTTCTTCATCGAATTCGATAATTGGTTTAGGCGCTATGCCTATCTCTATATCGATTGCGTCATAGTCTAATTCTTCGATAGCTTCTTCAATTTCATTTACTGCATTTTTGATTTTTGATGCTTCAGGTACTCCGTATTGAATTTTTAAGCTTTTCATTTTATTCGCTCCTTTAAGTTATTTGTTCGAATGTGGGTTATTCTTCTGCTAATCCTGGAATATTCCAACTAGCTTCATCTATTTCTAAAAAACTACTTGGATTAGAATGATTTAAATTCAACACCGTCTATCTGAATGTAAAGATTATCCATATTAGGATTTTTCTGTTTATAAAACTTTATAATTGCTTTGATATCTATTAACAAATTTGTATCCAAATTTCCTATCGAGAGTAGTCGTCTATTACTTTCTTCGTCATAGTAGTAATAGATGACTTCTTTATTTTGTTCTTGCATTTATTAGTCCTCCTTAATTTGTTTGTTCGATTGTTGGAGGTGGTTCTGAACCACCTCATGTGGTATAATTAACTTGTTATTTAATCTTCTAATTGTAGTCTTTTAGTTTTGTTGTGATTGTAAATTCGTACCAGCGTCTTTACAGTCGCAACTTTTTTTGTTTTTCCAGTAGAACGATGATAATCTGCAATTTTATATTTGAAAGAATTTAAACCTTCTTCGTTTAACTTTCTGACGAGCCATTTTCTATCATGCTCTGGATATTGTTTGATAAATTCTGAAACGCCTAATAAAATTACAGCTATATAATTTTTTTGTTGTGTTCCTAATGAATCTCTAATCAAACAAACTGTGTCTTTAAGATTTTTAGGTCCATATTTTCTGTAAATTTCTTTGACAGTATCTGCAGCTTGGATAGTGTATTTTGAACTTCCTCTATTAACGGTAAATCCGTTTTGATTTAATAGATTTTCGATTGCTATAGTTTCTTTTACACCAGCAGCCAATTCACTTACATAACGTTCAGCAGCATTTGCTTTAGAACCTTCTTGTAATAATCTAAATGCAGTAGCTTCATCTTTTAATGTCATTCCAGAATAAATTGTTACTTCCCAAACTAATTCGCCTAGAATTTTTAATGCTTCTATTCTGTGTTGACCATCAAATATCCAAAGACTTCCATCTTCTCTTTCAGATACTAGGATTGGTCCCATGCCGATAGGATTGAAATTTTTAACAATTTTATTTACCTTAGCTTTTGATACTGGTCGTTGATATGTTTCATCTACTCCCAATTGTTTAATTACTACCTTTTCTGTTCTGCTTGGAAAATCATTTAATTTTTTCATTATTTAGTTCCTCCATTTGCTTCTATTTTTAATCCAATTAATGAAAATAATCTTTCTACTTTGAAGTAAGCTTCTTTAATATCTTCAAAATCTGTTTTTAAAGCTTTATTTATTACTTTTTCAATGTCGCTTGAATTTTTAGTGCATAATGCTAAATCTTGAAATCTTTTTATTAAAGTTTGAGATTGAGCTAATAATTCTAGTTCTTCATTAGACACTTCACTTTCCACCTCTATACGTTTATTTTTGAGGTTTTTTTGATACTCTTTGTTTTTAACTGATGGCAGTTCGTTATAAGCTTTATTCCAACCACTATTTTCTTTGATGACTTTTTCATAAGTTTCAGGATCTTCCCGCTTAACCTTTTTTGCTCTAACTACCGTTGATTTACTAACGCCAGCAAGTTCTGCTAATTCTTTGTTCTCGTGTACTGGTGTGTCGAATTGGTTGGTTTTTGGCGTCTCTTCAATGGCGTTAATTTCTTCTTTCGATGGTTTTGGTTCAGCTGAACCAAAACTGTTACTTTTTTGGTTATTCGGATTATTTTGATGAGCTTTACTCATTGCTTTTCGTCTTTTTTCTTTCGCTCTTTCTTGAATGTCTCCAATTAAATCTTTGGCATTTAACACTATGTTCAATCTTTGATTAGCAGTTAGATTTCTACGTTCCACTGCGGTATCTCTCACAAATTTAAGTGCTTCATCTTTTTCGAGATTTTCTCTAATAGCTTTAACTTCATTGATGTTTAACTTCTTTAAAGCTTTAACTCTATTTCGGCCATCTAAAATTGTGTTGTCCCAATTGATGTGTATCGGTGTGTGTTGGCCTTGCATTTTGATGTTTGTAACTAAATCATCAAATTCTTTTTCAGTCATTTCCGGAACGAGTTGGTTGATGTCAGCGTCGAATTTTAATTTGTTGATGTCTACAACTTCTATATTTTTCAAAACTTTACCTCCTTATTAATTTGTTTGTCGTTCTTTTGTTGACGTTTTGGAAACTACATGTGTAAAAAAAATACCGCACTTATCTTGTGGTAATTCTAATACTTCGATAACCTTTGCTAAATCGTCAACGTTAATTCTAATATGTCCGTTTTCTTTTTTTGAATAAGTACCTGGAGTCATTTCTAATTTTTCTGCCATCTCCGAAAGAGAAATGCCTTTAGCAATGCGTTCAGCCTTCATTCTTTTAACGTTGAACTCATACATTTTGTCACCTCCTTTTTTTGAAGTTAACTCAATCTTAAACTCTAGTTTCCTAATTGTCAACAATAATCCCGAAAAAATATTTTTAATTTCCTAAAATACTAGTTGTTTCCTATATGGAAAAGTGATAATATACTGTTATAGACAAAACGGAGGTAAATTTAAAATGAGAACTTCAGCAGAAATAGGTAAATTAATAAAACAACTACGTAAAGAGAACAATATAAATTTAACTGATTTTGCAACTAAAATAGGTGTTAATAAATCTACATTATCAAGATATGAAAATGGTAGTAGAAAAATACCTATGGAAGATATAGCTGAAATTGCAAATGCATTGAACGTTACTCCCGAAAGTTTATTATTAAAAAATAAACAACCAGAAACCGAAGCACAACATCGTGCAGCACATCTTGAAGGTGAATTAACAGATGAAGAATGGCAACGTGTGCTAGATTATGCAGATTATATAAGAAGTAAACGCAAATAAAGGGTGTTTTTATGGGCTTATATGAAAAATTGTTAATAGAACATGATTATATAGAAATCAGAGAGACAAATGTTATGCCTAATAACCTACACGGTCTATGGTTAGGCGATTTAATTTTAATTAAGCGAAACTTATCGGAAATACGAAAAGCCGAAGTCTTATACGAAGAACTAGCACACCACAAACTTACATATGGGAACATCTTAGACCAATCTGAATTCAACAACCGTAAATTTGAAAACTATGCTAGGCGTTACGGATATGAAGCTGCCCTACCTTTGCATATTATTGTGGAGGCACATCATTACGGTGTAAGCAACTTATATGAACTAGCGCAGTATGTTCAATTAAGTGAAGAGTACATAGTAGAAATATTGAAACATTACAAAAATAAATATGGTATTGGAACTCACTACGGAGAATACTTAATTACATTTGATCCGTTGAGAGTTTTTAAATATAAAGAAATATAAACAAAGGAGAAGTTTAATGAAAACAGAAAATTTTAAAAAGCAATGGATAATGTGGACCATCCTTGTAACGTCTTTGATTAGTATAGGCACTCCGGGAATTGCTATAATCCCATTTGTTCTATCGATATATGCATTATTTAAATTAATAGTTGTTAAAAAAATTGCAGAACCTGATGTGGAAACATTCCAAGAATTGAAAGAAAAAAATAAGAGTTTGGAAAGTGAAATACAAGAGCTGCAGAACTTAAAAATAGATTTGATGACAAATATAGAAAGAGGTACAAAAAAACTTGAGCAAATAACTAATTATCTAAATGAAAAATTGATTAAATATGATGTAGAGTTAACTTATCCTTTTGATTTACTAGAAGTAGACTCGTCTGAAATTAATACACACATAAAAAAATTAGAAATGAAAGAAAGAGATTTAGTGAGTCTTGAAAAAGTGAAAATATTTAATGATTCTAAAGAGGATAAGAAACATCAAAATGCGCAAGCTAAACAAATTATAAGATTGTTTAATGCTGAAACTTCTCAAATAATTAATAATGTAAACGGTAAAAACATTGAAAGTTTGCAGAACAAAATATTTAAAAGTTATGAAGGAATAAATAAAATTTTTGAAACTGATAATGTACGTATTCCAGAAGACTTACTAGACATAAAACTTGAGATGTTAGATTTAAAACACAAACACAAAATTAAGCAAGAAGATGAAAAAATAGTCAGAAGAGAAGAACGAGCTAGAATGAAAGAAATACAACAAGCCGAAAAAGAGATGGAGAAAAAATTAAAAGATCTTGATAAAGATATTAAACACCATAATAACGAAATTGAAAAACTGACTAAGTATCTTAATAACACTAACCTACAAGTCGAAAAAGAATTATATATTGAAAAAATTAAAGAATTAGACGAATCTCTCAAAAATTTAAGTTCTGAACGAGAAAATATAGAAGATAGAAAAGAAAATGCTCAGTCAGGATTTGTTTATGTAATATCTAATATCGGTTCGTTTGGAGAAAACGTTTATAAGATTGGAGTAACACGAAGATTAGAACCTATGGACAGAATTAATGAATTAAGTAGCGCTTCTGTTCCCTTTGAATTCGATGTACACGCTTTAATTTTTTCTGAAAATGCTTTTGAACTCGAAAGCAAATTGCACAATCACTTTAAAAAATATAAAGTTAATAAAGTTAATGGAAGAAAAGAATTCTTTAAAGTTAATATTGATGAAATTAAGGATAAAATTTTATCAGAACACAATAATACAGTTCAATTTACAGACGAACCAAAAGCTTTACAATACAGAGAAACTTTAAGGTTAACTTCACAATAAAATTATGGGTAGCATGTCTACCCTTATTATTTTTTTATCTTTTTAGGGAGTGATGAATTATGAACGTAGCTATTTACGTTCGTGTCAGGTCAGTACATTAGAACAAAAAGAACATGGCTATTCTATTGAAGAGCAAGAAAGAAAGCTCAAATCATTTTGTGAGATAAACGACTGGAGCGTATCAGATTTATTTATAGACGCCGGTTTCTCTGGCGCTAAGCGTGACAGACCGGAATTACAACGTATGATGAAAGATATTAAAAGATTTGATTTAGTCTTAGTGTATAAGTTAGACAGGCTTACACGTAACGTACGTGATCTACTTGATTTATTAGAGATATTCGAACAGAATAACGTAGCGTTCAGAAGTGCGACTGAAGTTTATGATACATCTACAGCTATGGGTAGGCTATTTGTTACATTAGTTGGTGCTATGGCTGAATGGGAACGTGAAACGATTAGAGAACGAGTAATGATGGGTAAACGTGCAGCAATTAAGCAAGGCATGATACTCACACCACCACCCTTTTATTATGACCGTGTAGATAATACTTATGTTCCTAATGATTACAAAAAAGTAGTTTTGTGGGCATATGATGAAGTTTTGAAAGGTGTCAGTTCAAAAGGTATAGCTAGGAAATTAAACGATTCAGATATACCACCTCCTAATGGAAAAAGATGGGAAGATAGAACAATAACAAGAGCACTAAGAAGCCCTATCACAAGAGGACATTATACTTGGGGAGATGTATTTATAGAAAACTCTCACGAACCTATTATTACCGAAGAAATGTATCAACAAATAAAAGAAAGGCTAGAAGAAAGAATCAACACTAAAATAGTCAGTCATGTATCAGTATTCAGAGGTAAATTTATTTGCCCAAAATGTGGTGGCACATTAACAATGAACACAGCAACAAAAAAGAGAAAGAAAGGCTATGTTACCTATAAAACGTATTATTGCAACACATGTAAGACTAAAAAACAAAGTTTCGGTTTTTCAGAGAATGAAGCATTGAGAGTGTTTCGTGATTACCTATCTAAACTAGACTTAGATAAATATGAAGTAAAGACAAAACAAAAAGATGATGTTGTTACTATTGATATAGATAAAATTATGGAACAACGTAAAAGGTATCATAAATTATATGCTAAAGGGTTAATGCAAGAAGAAGAATTATTTGAATTGATTAAAGAAACAGACGAAACAATCGCAGAATATGAAAAGCAAAAAGAATTAGTGCCAAGAAAAACACTAGATGTAGATAAAATAAAAAATTTTAAAAATGTATTGTTGGAATCATGGAAGATATTCTCGTTAGAAGATAAAGCAGATTTTATTAAGATGGCTATTAAGTCTATTGACATAGAATATGTAAAGCTTAAAAACAGGCATTCTATTAAAATAAACGATATAGAATTTTATTAA